AAAAAACCATATGAAGAAAGAAAATCATATGATAAAAAACCATATGAAGAAAAAAAACCAGATGATAAAAAACCATATGAAGAAAGAAAATCATATGATAAAAAACCATATGAAGAAAAAAAATCATATGAAGATAAATTAAATATATTATCAAAACCACAAAATGAAATTTATAATCAACAAATACAAGAATTAAATATATCACCATATACAATATCAACAATAGATAATGAATTAAATTTTACATATAATCCGAAACCACAACCAATACAAAAAATTTATAATATTAATGTATCAAATCCATTAAATCATTCAATTATATATAAAATATATGAAGATATGATACCTGAAACGAAACAAAATTTATCAGCATTAACAATATATGAAAGATTAGAAATAATAAATTTTTTACGTAGTAGTATGTTAATAAAAGAAGATGGAGAAGAAATGACAGATAAAACATCAATATTATCATATATAAAAATACTACATTTAAATCCATATATAATAAATAAAAATAAATATGGAAATTTAGCACAAAAATTTTTATTATATAATGCAGGTTATCCAATTAGATACGATAATACAACAGGAAATATAGTTATAGGGAAAAATGCAATGGGTATAAATGTTAGATTATATATGTTAACAACAGGTGATATTAGTTGTAATAATATTAATAATGATATAACATCAGAACATTTTGATATCTGGCGTGAAATTAAATATTATGATTGGATAAAAAATAATATCATTAAAAATAAAATTTCTCCTAATTTTATTAGTCCTATATTATATAAAATTGAAACTAAAAGTAAAATTGATTGGGGTAATGTGGAGAAATTAAAACAAAAAGGTAAAACATTATTTTATAATAATGAATTAATAAAAAATCAAGAAAAAATAAATAGTATACCTAATATTAAAACTACATTTAATGCATTAAATACATTTATACAACAAAATAAAACTAATAAAATTATACCATATAAAGATAAACATGAAAATATTACAAATTATTGTGGAAAATCATTAATATTATTAACTGAAGCACCAACTATAAATATTATACAATGGGCATCAATATCTTATAATACAATTGGTTCTGTAAATAAAATGATAACAACAGGATATCATGATATAAATGTATGGCGTTCAATATTATTTCAATTAGTATATGCATATTCTGTATTACAAAAATCAGAAATATATTTTACAAATTTAAATTTATATGATAATGTTTATATAAAAGATATAACATTTAATCCAAATAATATTGGTTCATGGGTATATATAATTAATAATATTAGTTATTATATACCAAATTATGGTTATATATTGTTATTAGACTCTAAATATAATGATGTAAATATTAATGAATCATTAATTAAAAATAATGATAATAGTAATGAATTATTATTTAAAATTTATAGTTCTAAATTATTTAAATTTAATTCAAATTATAATATATCAAATATTAAATTAGATATATTAGCACAATTTAAATCAATATTACATCCTGATAATTTTATTAATATTTTAAAAATTAATAATAGTATTAATATACATGATTCTATTAAAAATTTATTAAAAAAAATTTATGATGATACAGAACAAGATATTTCTAAATATATATTTAAATATTTCTCTATTTTTATTCATAATAGAATTGGTACTAATTTAACTAAAAATGAAGTAGAATTAATATTAAATCCATCACAAAAAGAAATTTATAAAGGTGATATAATACCAAAATTAGAACGTAATAATTTATTTGTTTGGGTTATATTTATTGAAAAAATACCAAATACTTTTCAATCTAAAATTTTAGTACGTAAAGAAATTTCTAAAAATAACTTTGAATATTCTGAAGAAATTATTAATAATGGATCTTTACGTAGATTTGCTGATATTATTATGCCTGATCCTGTTGATAATATTAAATATGATAACACTCATATTTATGAAATTTATAATCTTGATAAACTAAATTAATAATTTTAATATTATTAATAATATTATTCCACCTATTATATAATATTTATAATTATTTATTATATTTATTATATTTATTTCATTATTATTCTTTTCATTTATTATCGTTTTTAATTGTATATTATTTGTTTCTTCTTTTGAATTATTTATTATTTCTTTTGTATTTTTTTGATTTATTATATTATCAGTTTGTTGTTCATTTTTATTTATTATTTCACTAGTATTTTTTTGATTTATTATATTATCAGTTTGTTGTTCATTTTTATTTATTATTTCACTAGTATTTTTTTTATTTATAATATCTATATTATCAGTTTGTTGTTCATTTTTATTTATTATTTCACTAGTATTTTTTTGATTTATAATATTACTATTTTCTAGTTGAACTTTATTATTCATTATATTCACTAAATATTTTTTTAATTTATTTTGATTATCAATAATATTAGAACATAATTTAGTATCATTATTACATAATTTATCACAATGATTATAATTAGATAAATAATAATTATAATCATTACAAGTATTATAATATTTTGAACATAATGATACATTAGAAGAACAATAATTTATACAATCATCTAAAAAAATATTATTATCATTAATACAATGTTCTTTAAGTAATAAATTTTTATATTCAGAACAATTTTTATGATTTCTATTTGAAAATACACAATATATATCTTTTAATGATTGAGTGAAATTGCTACATTGTTTATCTGTTATTTTATCAGCAGAATTACAAAAAAACATACATTCAGGATTAGAATATATAGCCTCTAATTTACATTTATTATTTAATAAAATATCTTTTTTTTTAATACAATCTTTATTATTATTAATTTCTAGATTTGAACATTTTAAATTATTTATTAAATTATTATTATTATAATTACAAATTTGATTATCACTATTATTAGTTTCCATTTCATTACAATAATATTTTTCTTTATAATTATTTATATTATTATTTATACAATTTTTATAATTATTTATATTATTTATATTATTTAAACAATCAATTAAACTATTATTATCTTTAATATTAGTACTAATACCTTTACTCATTTTAGTTACTAAATTATTTTTAATAAATTCTAAATTAAATATATTAGGTACTTCATTTAAACATATACCATTAGAATTAACTAAATTTTCTATTTTACTACAATTTTGTTCTAATATTTTTTTTTGTCTTATTAAATTGTTATTACGTTTAACATAGTCATAACAAAATAAATCATTATTATTATAATCTAAACAAAAGTTATTAATTTCATTTTCTATATTTGCACAATTATATTGAATATTATTTTTTTTACTAAAAAAATTTTCACATAAACAATAATTAGAATTAATTTTATTAAAATATGGATTACATTTATTTATTAAATTAGATTGAAATTTATAATTATCATTTTGACATAATTTTGTAAATATATATTCATCTTCTGAACATATATTATTAAACATATCATTTATTTCATGTATATGCGCATGATCTAATAAAAATTTTTTACATAATTCATTAGAATTAATATTATTATAACATTTTTTTATAAACATATTAATTCCAAAATTATTATTTTTTATATGTTTTCTACATATTGTATCACATTCATTATCATAATTATTACATAATTTTTCTTGCATTAATTATATTATATATTATATATTTTTTATATTGGAATAAAAAAATCATGTTTATTTATTTTTAATTTTATTATTTCTTGTAATAATGGATGTTCTTCTAATGCTGTATATGTTATTCTACCATTTGATTCATTTTCTGTATATTCTGAATTTTCTATTTTTTTAGTATCTAATAATAATTCAAATGCACCAGTTCCCCCGGGTATTACTTTTCCTACAGCTATACTAGAACTTAAAGATTTTAAACTATCTTTTTCATTATATAAAGCTGCATTTATAAAATGATCCATTGTTTTCTCAAATGATGCTCTACTGATTGGATCATTTTCTATTTTTAATAATCCATGTCTATCCATTGATATTATATCTCCTGAATGACACATTTGATCTACTAATACTGATAAATGATTATGATTTATATTTACACCACTCATATTATATGTTGTTGTTATTTCATATAATAATATTTGTCTAGTTGCTTCAATACCATATAATCTATAAATAGTATTAATATCATTACATCTAGTTTTAGTGAAATCAATACCTTTAATTAATTTTAATTTTTCAAAATTAATACCATTAGTAATAACCATATATTCTTTATTTCTAACGATATCACCAGTATCATTATTAAAAGTCATAACATTTTCTTCAATAGGTTCAATACTATTAATATTTTCAATACCTTTAAGAGTAATATCATCAAGTATCATTTTAAGAAATTCAGTAATAATATTATAATTAAATGATATCATATTAAAACGGATATGAATAATTTGATTTTTATTAATAGCATTAGTAGATAAAATAGCACATCTACTAATACGTGAAATAATATCTTTTTCTAATTTTTTTAAGTTTTTAGTGTTATTATAATTTTTATACCAATGAGAAATAAATTTTGTTTTAATATCTAATAATGTAATTTCTTTATCTATTAATTTTTCAATATTAAATTTAATTCTAAAAACAAATGGTAAATTATATATATCTGTTTTTTGATTATTAACATAAAAAGGATTAGAAACATTATCATCTATTAAAATTTGACTTAATTTTTTATCATTAATATCATAATAAATTTCAGCACTACTTATTAATTGTCTTATATTTAAATGTTTAAAATAGCTTATTACTTTATTTAAAGTTGATCTATCTGATTTATAAGGTGATTTAAAGTATATAGTCATTTGAGGTGTTTTAATAGATTTAGAATAATGTAATAATTCTTGAATTCTAGGGACACCCATATTAGCTGAACTTCTACCTGCTACACCTGCAAAATGTTTTGTATTTAATGTCATTTGAGATGTTGGTTCACCTAATGATTGTGCAGCTAATATACCAATCATTTCACCAGGTTCAACAATAGATTTAATAAAATTAATTTTAATATCATTTATTAATTCTAAAAATAATTTTTTATTTAATTTATATACAAATATACATTTTTTTGGTGATAAATATTCATATAATGCTATTTCTAATAAAAATTTTAATTGTCTATCACTTTGTTTTAAAAATTTATCATTTGGTTTAATACTAGTGATTAATCTAATATCATAATCATTTAATAATTCATCAATTTTATTTTCAATAAATTCTGGTTCTAAATCTATTATTTTATTATTAATTGATTTATTTTTAAAATCTTGTGTTATACGAAATAAATTGATTGGCATCATAAATATATCATTTAATTGTGTAAAATTTAATGTTGCTTTCATATGTATTAATCGTAATTGATCACGTAAATTTTTTAATTTTAATAAATAATTATTATTATAATTAGTTAATTGTTTATTTGATATTTTTAAATTTTTTTCTAATATTTTTATTTCTTCATTATTAAAACATAATTTTTCTAATAATTTTTCATTATTCATTTCTAATATATTAATATTTATATTACTTTGATTTGATTGATTTATTCCATTTTCACCATATATTAATTGAACTATTATACCTTTTGAATTTCTATTTGTTCCATCATATCTTATTATTAAATCTTCTAAACCTTTTATTAATTGTCTTGATATATAACCAGTTAATGCTGTTTTAATAGCTGTATCTATAGCACCTTCTCTACCACCCATTGAATTATAGAAAAATTCAAATCCACGTAATCCTTTTAAAAATGAACTTTTAACAAATCCACGTCCTTCAGGTGTATCATCATCTTTATGAAAATAAATAAGTGTTCTTCCTTCAATTTTCTTTTTAATACGTTCACCTTCAACAGATTGTTGTCCAAGAACACCACTCATTTGTGCAATATTAATAGTAGAACCTTTAGCACCAGAATAATTACTAGAAGCTATTTTAAAAAAGTTATTATTATCAAAATAATTTTCTAACATTTGACCAATATTACCTTGAACGATATTTAATTCACTAGATAAACTATTTTCAATAATATCTAATGGTAATTGTTCAATATCATTTTCAAATTGAGTAATATTATATTTAGATTCTAAAATTTTATTAGATATATATTGTTCAATTTTATTATTAATATTTTGATCAATATAAACATCTTTAAATCCACATGTTTGACCATTATATAATAAAAAATTTAATATTAATTTTTGTGAATCATCAATAAAATTACGTGTTTTACTTGGACCATATTTATCCCATATAAAATGAATAATAGAATTACCTTCAGAACCTAATGCTTTTTTACTTAAATATCCTCTTACTATATTTCCATTTATTACTTCAATATTTTTTTGATCAATATTAATATCTTCAGGTATTATAAATGAGAAAACTTCATTTCCAGAATATTCTTTAGATAAATCTATATTATATTTTAATTTTGTACTTGTATTACATAACATATTTGCTATTTCCCAACCTTTTAATTTTTTATTTAAAGTTGATAACATATATGATCCTGATAATGCATCTTGTTGACATCCTATTATTGGTTTTGAATTTTTTACACTTACTATTTGATATTGTACACTAGCTATTCTTTTTAATTCATTTCTAGTTTGAACAGATTGTGCTAAATGAATATTCATTTCATCACCATCAAAATCTGCATTATATGGTTGACATACTGAAACATTCATTCTAAAAGTAAATAATTTATCATTATCTAATACTTGTATTTTATGACCCATCATTGATGGTTTATGTAATGTTGGTTGACGATTAAATAATACATAATCATTATTTACACAATGTCGTTCTACTACATCACCTATATTTAATTTTATTTCTTTCTTTCTATATTTTAAATCTATCTTTTGAACTTCTAATTTCCCATCTCTATAATTTGTTCTTAATATAAAATTCGCTCCCGGATATATGTCACGTCCATTTTTTACTAATTCTAATAAAAATTTTATATTTTGTGGTGTCACTTCTTCAGGTATTGTTAATTCCATTGCTATTTTCTTTGGTATCCCCACCTGATCTATGTTTATATATGGATCTGATGTAATTATTGAACGTGCTGAAAAATCTACTCTTTTACCCATTAAATTACATCTTACACGTCCTGCTTTACCTTTTATTCTTTCACTAATTGATTTTGTTAAACGCCCTCCAGCTTTAAATTCAGATCTAGGTAAATTACTAGATTCATTATCAAAATAAATAGCTGTATGAAGTTGTAATAAACTTAATGTATCTTGAGTATAAATAGATAATTCATTATTTAATGTTTCTTTTTCTAATTGTCTTCTTAAATATTTATTTTTTAAAATAATATCAGATATTTTTAAAGTTAATGAATCCTCAAGTGTTCCAGATGACATAAAATCAATTCTTGAAGTTGGTCTAATTATTACAGGTGGTATTGGAAAATTTTTAATAATTAAATCTTCTGGTCTAAATAATTTTATATTAAATCCTAATAATAAAGCATCATTATCAGATATGTTTTTTAATATATTATAACAATTTAATGGACTTAATGACTCCCTTAATGTTTTTTTAAATTGTGATTCATCATTTTGTTCAGGGGTTACCATTATTTCTCTCTCAATTATTATTTTTATTGATCCATTATCTTTTATTTCTTTTTTTATTTTAGGTACAGGTACACCACAATGAAAACAATAATTCGCATGTTTTGTTAAATTTTTAATTTCTTTATATCTATTTTCAGGTTTTTTATTATTATTTTTAATTTTTTCAGGTTTTTCAACTAATATTTTAGAACATTTTAAACATATTGTTTGTAATATATTTTTTAAATGATTAAGAAAACCGAAATGGAAAACAGGTAATACTAATTCAGTGTGTCCAAAATGTCCAGGACATTCTATAGAATTTAAACCACATGTTAAACAGGGTAAATATATATCAGATGTGCCTAAACGTAAATCAACTAAACCACCTTTTTTAGGTTCATAACTTTCATAAGATTCAGCGAGATTAATACCAAAAGGATCACTACTAACAACAGAATATTTTTTAATATCTTTATTAGTGTAAATACAAAATTCAATTTTATCAATAGAATTTATATCTTCACTATAATATATTGAATTTAATGACATTAATATTATATATTGTTATATATTAGAAAAGCTTTATAATAATTTATTTTATCAAATTTTTTTATATATTTAATTTTTTTTAATTAAATTTAATATAATTTAATATAATGAACTATAAGTTAATAATATATATAATAATTTTTTTTATTATAGGATTAATAATAAGATTAAATACTAATACAACTATTACGTGTAATAAAGATTATAATTTAAATGATAATGGTTTTACAGTAATTGAAAATATATTAGATGAAAATGATATAAATGTTATTAATAATTATTGGAATAATAAAAATTATATTGAATTAAAACATTTTATTAATAATCATTATAATGTTAAAATTAATATTTTAAAAAAATTTCCTAATTATATATTACAAAATTATATTTTTCTTATTGAAAAATCAAAAATACATGTATGTCATAGAGATGGTAATGCTAAAATATATAATATTACACAAAAATATCCTTCATATACTGTTATATTCTATATTGATAATATGGATTATAATTTAGATGTTATCCCTAATAGTCATAAAAATAATACTACTGACATATATATTACTGATACTACTAAAAGTATTAAATGTAATAAAGGTGATGCCATTTTATTTGATGCTGGTTTAGTTCATTGTGGATCTTTTAATAAAAAACCTAATAATAAACGAATACAAATGAAGTTAACACATAAAGATGATATTAAAGATTTAGATTTTTATGAAAATTATAATAAGATATTAGATAAAGAAAATACAAATCCTGAATATATAACAAAAATACAAAAATATTTATCATGTCAATTTCCATTTATAGGAGATTTAACATCAACAGAAATAAAGTCAGATAATGTATCTGGAATAAAAAAAATTTACTCTAAAATATTTTATAATAATGAAAATTATTATAATTTACCTAATATAATATAAATGATTGAAAAAATATTAAAAGATTTAATAAATAAAATAATTTATGAAATTAAAAAAAATGATAATAAAATATTTATTGAAAGAGAAATATTATGTCCATTATTTAAAATTTTAAGTCAATATGTTTTACCATATATATTACTATTATTTTTATTTAATTTTATTATTTTTATTTTAATTATTGTAATTATAATTATTATATTAAATAAAAAAAATATCTAATATTTTATATAATGAATACTAATATAATTTTTAAAAATATTCTTATAATTGGTATATTATATGTTATATTAAAAAAATTTTGTAGCAGTTTAGATAATAAAGATATTTTTACTATTTTAATTATTATTAATGTTATTTTATATTTTATTACTTTTTTTTATAACAATAATAATTATAATAATAGAAATTATGAGTGTTTTACTAATATGATTAATGAATTATATAATCAATATGATAAATCAAAATCATTAATTGAATTAGAACAATTACAAGCAAATATTTTATCTTATAAATTAGAAAATAATAATAATAATTATTATACATCATTATTAGATAGTTTATTAAATAATGTTAAAAATAAAATGACTAAAATTATTAATAATCCAACTATACCACCAACTATACTACCAACTATACCACCAACTATATCTCCATCTATAAAACCTAATTTACCACAAATTATTATTACACAAATACCAAATATAATTACTGAAGCACCTATAAATATTGAAGAAGAAATTAAAAAAATTAAAGTTAATTTTGATGCTAAAATAGATTTATTAAATAAAGATAATAATAGTAAAATTGATGAATTAAAAAATGAATTATTAAATAATAATACTAAATATTATAATTCATTAGTTAATGAATTATTAGAAAAAGGAATTATAACTAATTCTGATATTGAAATTATGAATAATAAATTAAAAGCAAAACTATTAACAATTACTGATTTAATTATATCATTAGAAAAATTAAAATTAAATTATAAACCAAATAATAATGATGATAATAAATATAATGAATATTCTGATGATTTTAAAATTCCTATAGGTAGTAGAATTTCTAATAAATGGGATAATGATTATACTTTATTAAATACTGATAAATGGAGAGTTCCAATGCCTCGTCCACCTGTTTGTATTAATAATACACCTTGTAAATTATGTCCTAATGATAGTGGTTATCCATTAAATTTAAAAGAATGGGATAATTCACGTAAAATAAGTGATACAAATATTAATACAAAATGGGCTAATGATAATAAAAATTGATAAAAAATATTTATAATTTTAATATTATTATATAATATAAATAATTATGGATATTATTAATAAATATAATAATATTTTAAGTGACTTAAATAACTTAAATCTTAATAATATATTTTTTGATTTAATTAATGAAAATAATGAATTAAAAGTTATAAATGAAAAATTAACACATGAAAATAATAACTTAAAAAATATTAATGAAAATATTACAAATGAAAATATTAAATTAAATGATGAAATTAGTAATTTTAATAAAGTTTCTGTTTTACAATCTATTAATAAACAATTAAATGATAAAATGAGTTATATTACTATTTTAGAAAAACAACTTGCTAATTATAAATCTAAAGTTTCTAATAATATTAAACCTAATATAAATAATATTGTGTTAGAACCTGATTCAGTTAATATAAATAATATTATATTAGAAGAAATTGAAGAAAATTATGAATTAATTAAATATAAAAATAATAATTATTATAAAGAATTAAAAACAAATTTAATATATGATATTAAAAATGATAAACCTAATAAAATAGTAGGAAAAATGAGAACTTCAGGAAAAATAAAATTAAATTAAAAAGATATATAATAAATATTAATATATGGAAGTTTTAGTTGGTATAGATTTTGGGACTACAAATACAATTATATATTATTTAAATAATAATAATAATAAAATTACATTATTAAAAGATAATAATATTTATGATAAAATACCGTCTAAAATTGGTATTTTATATGATAAATATTATTGTGGTAATTATATTCCTAATGAATGTATTAATATAATTACTAATTTTAAATTAAAAGATAATAATGATGAATTATTATTAGTTTTTTTTAAACATATATATGATATTATTTTTAATAATTTAAATATTAATAAAATTATAGCTGTTATTACAGTTCCTTCTAATTTTAGTAATTATCAAAGAGAAAAATTTAAATTATATTTTGAAAAAGTTAATATTAATGTTTTAAGAATAATAAATGAACCATCTGCTGCGGCATTAGCATATGGATTAAATAAATCTGTAAATTTAGAAGAAATAATATTAGTAATAGATATAGGTGGGGGAACAACTGATTTTACTATATTAGAAAAAATAGATACATATTTTGAAGTTAAACATAGTGAAGGTATTAATATCGGTGGTAATAATTTTACAGAATTAATTTATAATGATATTATTAATAAAAATAATAATAATAATAATAATAATAATATATGGCATATTGCACAAAATATTAAAGAAAAAATGTTATATGTTAATACATATAAATTAAATATTAATAATAAAGAATATAATTTATCTAATGATGAATTATATAATTTATATAGTAGTTTACTATCTGATTATAAACAACATATTATAAATATAATTAATAAATATAATAATATTAATAATATTATATTAGTTGGCGGTACATGTAAATTAAAGTTTATTCATGATATTATTAATCAATTTAATATTCCTTTTTATATACATCCTAATATTGAATTTGTTGTAGCTGAAGGAGCTTGTATATATAATACAATTATAAAAAAAAAATATGATAATTTTAATGAAATTATATTATTAGATGTTGTACCATTATCTTTAGGTGTTGAGTTATATGATGGTAGTTTTTCTATTATTATACCAAAAAATACACCTTTACCAATAAAAAAAAATCAAAAATATACAACTAATATTTTAGGTAATGATAATATTAGTATTAAAATATATCAAGGTGAACATAAAATTGCTAATAAAAATATATTAATTGATGAAATTATATTTAATAAATTATCACTTTCAATTAATCCTATTATTGATATTACTTTTTCTATTGATTTAAATTCTATTATTAATATTTATATTTTTGATAAAATATCTGGTAATCATGAACATTATATTATTAAAAATAATATTACTAATATTTCACAAAATGAAATTAATAATATTATTAATGAAACTATTAATATATCTGATATTGAAGAAAATGAAATACAAAAAAATAAACTATTATATAATATTAAAATTAATATTGAAAATATTTTAATTAATATTAAAAATAATTATTTAATAAAAAATAAAGATAATATTATTAATGATTTATTAACTATTGAAAATAATTTATTTAATAAAAATAATTTAGAATTATTAGAAATTACTAATTATTTAAATAGTAATTATTCATTACTAAATTTTAATAATAATTCTAATAATAATGATGATATTGATTTATTATTATATAATGATAAAAAAAATGAATTAGAAAATATTATTAATAATTTATTAATAACTAATAATAATAATAATGAATTAAATGAAATTATACAATTTATTAATAATAATCAAGTTTAATTAGATTATATTTATGATAAAATTAATTATATTAATAATAAATATAATAATTATAATAATAAAACTGTTTTAATTAATTTATGTAATTTTATTAAATCTGAAATTAATAATGATAATATTGAATTATCTAAAAATAAAATTAATGAATTATTAGAATTAATATATTATTATGAAAATAATATTATTAATAATAATGATGATAATTTAAATTGGAATTATTATATTAATGATTTTAATGATAAATGTAAAAATATTTATTCTTCTGACTTTTTAACCTTTTTTAAATGATTTTTATATTGTTTTACAATCTCTCGTCCATCTTGTATTTTATATCTTACTGGATCTTCTAATTTAATACGTTTACCAATATATGTATATACTGATTTTTTACTTTTACGTGTTGATTCACAAATACTAAATGTTATCTCATTATTATTTTCTTTTGATTCACGGAAAAATTTACTTAATGCTTTATTTGCTGCTTGATATGGTGTTAATCCTGTAAATCTACCCTCAAATGTTTCTGTATTTGGTAATTTTACCTTGAATGATCTTATTTTCTTCCCATTTTCATCTACATCTGGCTCATCATCCTCTGATTTCTTTGGTTTTCTCACTTTTTTCTCTTTCGGTTCTTTCTTCTCTTTTGGTTCTTTCTTCTCTTTTGGTTCTTTTTTCTCTTTCTTTTCTTTTACTACTTCTTTAACTTCTTTAACATTTGTTTTTTCATTAGTATCATTTTTATTTTTTTTTGTTTTACCACCGGAAAGAACAACAACTTTAGATACTTTTTCGTCAACAACTATTTTTTCTTCATTATTAACTTTAAGTTCTTGAGATTCAGTAGATTTTTTATTTTTAACGGGCATTTTATTATATACTATAATATTATATTATTTTTTTAAATCAAACACCATTATTTTTAATTGCGTTTAAATATATTTAAAATTATTATTGAATAATAGTATTAGTAATAATAAGATTTTGTTTATTAATATTTAAATTTGTTTTATTAATAGAATTTTTTCTTTCAATAATAAGATCAGTAATTTTATTATTTAATATAATTTTATGATAAGGCCATATTTTTCTAAAAGTTTTAGAAATAGTAACATCAGAAATACTAAATATATCTGAAATTTGTTTTTTTGTAATATTTAAATTATGATAATATGCAACTAATAAAATACATCCCGCCGCAACTGATGGGGGTTCATGTGTAGAAGTTAAATCTAATTTATGAATATTATTTGAAACATCTTTAATAATACTAATATATGATTTATCAATATTTAATTTTTTTGAAAATCTTTCTATAAAATCACATGATTGTGAACTTTTTATTTGATAAAATAGTGTATTTGAATCTATTATGTCACAAAATTTTTTACAACCACGATTTACATGTTTTATTTCTAATCCATAAATATCTGCTATTTCTTTTGGACTTCTTGTTTCTTTTTGTAATTTACATGCATGAAATAAACATGCAGCTATTATTGATAATCTATTAATACATCTCATTATTATATTTTTCCCTTTTCTCTTTCCTTTACTATGTACTGAATCTGAAATTTTTTTATATAATATTTTTGCACTATCTATTATTGATTGTGTTATATTATATAATTTACATTTTTTTTGTATTATTTCTAATACATCCATTAAACTTTTCTCTTTATATGGCATCTGTCCTTGTCTTTGTAATATACATAATCTATTATATTGTCCTTTTTTTTGTACCATTTTTGTTCCCAATGCCGATTTTGGACAAAAATAACTAGATGGACAACCATATCTAGAGTTAGTATCATTTTCATTATTGTTAATTTCAGGATTATTATCTAAATATTCCTCATTTATTACAGCACAATCATAACAAACCATATAACCTTTATTATTATCTATTACTAAATTTGTACTTTTACAATTTATACATGTTTTTTTCTTTTCTATTGTTTCAGTTTCATTAGTTTTGTCAATATTTATACCTAATAATAAATTATCTAATTCATCCTCTTTCATTTCAAAGTATTTCTCATTTTTAGATAAATATAACTCCATATTATCAAAATTCATTAACTAAACTATTTATAGAGATATTATTTTTTTAAATAAATTATTAAAATTTCAATTTTATATAAAAAAATAATAATATAATTTTTTTCTAAGTATAAATATATATATAATATGCCAAATGATAATCAACTATATACTATTATTTTATTAGCAGTATTAGGGTTTTTAATATATTATTTATGTAATCCAAATAAAAGTATGAATGATTTAGAAAATTTTACTAATAATTTAACTTTATTTCCTTCTACTATTCAACCTAGTTATCCACAATTAGAAAAAGATAATAATAATAATAATTCTGTTGTCCCTAATGATGTTTTTGATGTTAATTCATCATTTGAAGAAGTTAAATTAAGTAATAATAAAGAATTAAAAACTATACCACCCGTTAATAAACAATTAACTGATAAAATTGATAATATTACTGGTAATGAATATAATGTAGGGGCTGAATTAAATAATGCTTTTGAAGTTGTTAAAACTCCACCCACACAAAATAATGTTGTTAATATGAATAATATTAAAGAATATAATGCTAAAGATTTCTTACCAAAAGAAATTAATAATGATTGGTTTAATACCGATTTTAGTCAAGCAAAACAAAATTTAGAAGATGATAAATTAATTAATACTGATAGATATGTAATAGGTATTAATACTGTTGGACAATCTTTAAAAAATGCTTCTTATGATATTAGAGGAACAATACCAAATCCAAAATATTCTGTTTCACCATGGAATAATTCAACTTATGAAGCTGATCTTAATATAAAACCTTTATATTAAACTTCTAAATATTATATTATTATTTAAAAAATTAAACTGATGTTTTATATCCATTTTTTATTAACCATTTTTTAAACACTTTCTGTGCTTTTTTCATATCATTTGTTTTATATGGATGATATTCCGCACGATAATACATTGTAATAACTATTTGCATCTGTTTTATTTTATCTAAATTTTCTATAATTTTTAATGTTTCTAATGCTTTATCCTCATTTTTAAAACCTGTATTTTTAACACTTTTCGATGGATTTTTATTTTTATTATATAATGTATTATTCATTATAATTCAACATAAAATAATTTAATTTAATTAAATTAAATTAAATTTTTTTATCTTTTATGATTATTAAACTAGTAAAATAATTATAAAAAGAAATATATATATAATTATTATATATATATATATGTCTAATAATGAAAATAATGAAAATAATGAAAATAAAAAAAAAGTATCACAAGAATTTATAAATGCAGTTAAAAAATATATAGAAGTTGATGATAAAATTAAAAATTTTAAAGAAGATTTAAAACTTTTAAATAATATAAAAAAAGAAAATGAAGAATATATATTAGAATATTTAGTAAAAATAGAAGAAAATGTAATAGATATAGCAGATGGTAAATTAAAACGTAATATATCAAAATCAAAAATGCCATTAAAAAAAGATTTTATAGAAAAAGCATTATTAGATTTAGTTGGAGATAATAATCAAGCTGTTAAAATGACAGAACATATTATAAAATGTAGACCTGAAAAAGAATCTATTAAATTAACACGAACTAAAAATAAAAGTTAATCAATAAAATCACATATATCATTAACATTTTCTATTTCATTTGGTTTAATACTATTAAATTCTAATAAATTTTTATTATTAATAATTTCATTATTAATAACATCAATAATATTTATTTCATAACCAAATTTTTTATATAACTTTCTTCTATTATATCCTTGTTTAACAAAACATGGTAATTGATCTGTAAAATCAAATATTAATGGTCTGATTTCTGGATTTATTTTTCTTGTTATTCTTCCTACCGCTTGTTCTATTTCACGTCTTGAAGTTACTAAAAATAATGTATTTAAATCTGGTATATCTAAACCTTCTGATGCCATACCATAAGTCGCAAATATTACTTGTGCTAATTCCGCCTGTTTTCGTGCTATATCTTTCATTCCACCTATATAAAAATCTGTTGTTATTGTTAAATTTCTGTTATCTAATCTTGTTTTTAATAATTTTAAATGTTCAACACGATCAGATAATATAATAATTTTCCTATTATTTTCTTTTAAAATTGATTCAATAATATTAACAATAAATTTATTCCGTCTTCCAATAGATGTAATTTTATTAATTGTTTTAGGTATATTAATATCACCTGTTGATAATAAATGTTCTTTAAATTTTTCATGTTTAATATCATAATTAATAATATTTACTTGAATTATATTATTTGTTTCTACTATACTTTTATACATTATATCTCCAAAATACCAATATAAAACTTTTTCTAATCCATCATTTCTTTTCGGTGTCGCACTTAATCCTATTGTTAATTTACATGATATTATAGGTAATGCACGCGAAAAATATTGTGAGGGCGCATGATGGGCTTCATCAAAAATTACTAATCCAAAATCCTTAAATATATTTATATCATATTTATCCCGAGCTATTGACTGTAACATACCTATCACTATATCTTTATTTTCTATATCTACTTTATTTTGTTGTATTATTCCTAATTTCCCATTTGTAAATTCTTCGGCACGTTCTTTCCATTGATTTAATAAAAATGTTTTATGAACTATTACTAATGTTTTTACTTTAAATTTTGATATTAAATATAATGATAATACTGTTTTACCTTCTGCGCAAGGTAAACATAATACACCTCCATTATTTTGTTCTAAATATGGTAATATTTGATTTATTATTATTTCTTGTTTTGGTCTTAACTTACCATTAAAATTTATATCTATTTTTAGTCCTTCTAATTCATTATTTATTTTTGGTTTCCCAAATTTTTTTATTCCATAAAATTTTGGTACTATTAAATGAGTTTCTGTTTCTTTATATACTGGAAACTTTATAGGAGGTTTTTTTATAAATGTATTTAATTCAAAAAAATTAATTGGTGATACTGTTAATTCTTTTTTTGTATCTTCTATTATTTTTTTATTATTTAATTTAGATAATAAATAACCTTCTTTTAATAATATAGTATCCATTAATATAATTATTATATAAAATATATTGATATTTAATTTTTAAACTTCAATTTTATTATATTTAATAAATTAAATATAAATAAAATCTTTATTGTCATTATATTAATATATATAATTTTTTACTTTATTATAATATTGATTTAATAATAATTTAAATTCATACATAATTATTATTGTTTTTATTGATTCTTCCCAATCATTTTTCTTTTCTTCTGATAAACTATAATATTCTGTTAGTGATATATGTAAATTTTTAGGTAGTTTTATTGATTCTGAATTAATATCTATATGAGTTCTTTTTATTCCATCCCAAAAAGAACATTTACTATAATTTTTAGTTAATATTAATTCACTAAAAGACATTTATTATTCTATTATAATATAATATTAATATTATTTTTTTTTCAATTTTTTATTGATTTGATTTATTTATTATAAATAAAATATCATCATAACGATTTTTTATTGATCTTAAATCATATATTTTTATATACTGTTTAAATTCTTCTGGTACTTCATTTTTTAATATTTCTATCCAGTCCCATGATTGTATATCTTCTATTATTAATATTCCATCATCTTTTAAAAATGGTAAATATAATTTTATAAATATTTTCATACTATCTAAAGTATGTGGTCCATCATCTATTATTAAATCATATTTTAAATTTTTATTTGATATATTTGTATTAAAAAAATCATCATGATATGCATCTATTAAAGTATATAATATTATTCTATTTTTATTTTTAAGTTCACCCCATATATCATTTATATTCATACGATCTAAACCATAAATTGTTGCATTTATAAAAAAATCATGCCATAATTTAATACTCCCACCTTTATCTATACCTATTTCTAATATATCTTTTGCGGTTTCTCTTTTATCTTTTAATAATTCTTGATAAATTGATAAATATGAATGAATTGTATTTTTATCTGTTCGTGTATTATCTATTATTTCTTCTAAATTCATTATATATTATATTTATTATATAAAATAAATTTTATAATAATATTTTAATGCGGTTGTTCAAAACAAACCCGTTTATATGGTTGTACTAGACAAATCCGTTTTGATGGCGGTAGGTCCGTTTCGTTTAATGATAACGGAGGTAAACTGCGTTTTTTATCTGGTGGCGTATCCATAGGACGAAGTTTAGTTTTCATCGTATTATTACTATTAATTATAATAAATATACAAATTTTAAAAATTTCAATTTTTTATATTTAAAAATATAAAAAGTTATATCTAGACAAAAAATATCGTCTAAATGAAAAGGACAGTACGAACACTATCCAGGGTATCCATAGAAGCCTTCCCACGAGGTTTGATAGGAGCACCAGGACACTCAGTAACCTGACTTGGAGAGTTGGTAGGAGTAACAAAAGAGTTCAACATATTAATTATTATATTATATTATGAGATATTTATAGTATTAAATATTCAATTTTTATATAAAAATTAAATTTTATTATATATAAAATGACTGATAATATATTAGATACACTTATTAATAGTATTAATGAATTAAGTACACCATCAGAAATGTTAATTAATAATTCTGTATTTATATTAAATATAATTAAAAAATTACAAAATGAATTTTTTGAAGTTCAAATGAAATTAGAAGGTACAAATAAATATTACTTAATAATTAAAAGATCTAAACCAGATTTAAAACTTAGAATTATAAAAATAAATAATAAAATAATTAAATTAAATAATTTACCCTTTCGATATGTTTCAAATGAATTAAAAGATAATTATGATTTTATGCTTGAAGTTGTTAAAATTGATGGTTGGTTATTACAATATGCATCAAAAAAATTAAAAGATAATTTTAATATTGTATTTGAAGCTATTAAAAATAATTATAATGCAATAATTTTTTCTTCAAAAAGATTACATAATAATAAAAAAATAATTTATGAAGCAATTAAAATGAATAGTAGAACATTAAAATATGCATCAAAACAATTAAAAAATAATTATGAAATAGTTTTAACAGCTATTAGATACAGTACAAAGATTGATTATACAAATTATAATTTTTATCCATATAATGTTAGTATATTAAGATATGCATCAAAAAAATTATGTAATAATTCAACAATTGTAATAGAAGCATTAAAAAAAAAATTTTTCTTCAATATATTATACATCTAAAAAATTAAGAAATAATTATAATATTATATTTGAAATTATAAAAAAACATCCATGGGGTTTATTATATGCTTCAAAAGAATTACAAAATAATTATACTATTGTTATGGAAGCTGTTAAATTTAATCCATTTCAATTACAATATGCATCAAAAGAATTACAAAATAATTATGATATTGTATTATTAGCAGTTAAAAATAATGGGAATGTTTTAAAATATGCTTCAATAGAATTAAAAGAAAATTTTAATATTGGATTAGAAGCTATTAAAATGTCATTTACAGATTTATATATTTCTTATAAATTAAAAAATAATCCTAAATTTATATTAGAACTTATTAAACAAGTTTGTGTTAGTGCAATAAATTTTGCTTCACAAGATTTATTAAATAATAAATTATTTTTAATTGAATGTTATAAAACTAAAAATAATGTTGCTGACTTTAATCCATTTATTAAAGAATTTAATAATTTAGAAAATAATATTTTTAATGATAATTTTATTGAATAAAATATTGATATATTACATTATGTTAATAATAAATATTCTCTATATAATTATTTATTTCAAAATAAAAAATATGATATTATTTATAAAAATGAAGATATACATGAATATATTAAAAATAATTATAATATTATAATACTTTTATTAAGTGATATTAATATTGATAATCAATATAGTAATAAAGAAATTATTCTTGAATATACTAATAAATTTAATATGTTTAAAAATATAGTATTTATTTAATCTAATTCTTTAATATTTATAATACTATTATTATAATTAATATTATACTTTAATAATTGATTTGATGAAATATTATTATAATCTATTATTATTTTTTCTGGTTTATTTATATTATTTATAAATTCAGTTGATGAATAATTTTCTAATGATTTATTATTTAACATTTTTTAATATATTATATATATTATTATTAATTAAATAATTTTTCAATTTTATTTAAATATCTATTTTTAATATTTCTTTTACTTCATTTATAAAATTTTTTTTATCATATTTAATATTATGTGTATATTTTGCTATTAAGTTTGCTATTAAAGCTTCTTTTTTTGTTAATTTTTCCGGCATAATTTTTTTTATATAAATTATTTTATAAGATATTTTTTAAATTAAATATATTAATCTAAATTTATATTTTTAATTAAAATTTTATATTCTTAAAAAATTAATTAATTATTTTATTATATTTTTAATTAAAATTTATATTTTTTGTTTTACTAATAATAATTTATTAAAAGTTTATATTCTTAAAAAATTTATTAATTAAAATTTATATTCTTTAAAAATTTATTAATTAAAATTTATTAATTAAAGTTTATATTCTTAAAAATTATATTCTTAAAAAATTTATTAATTATTTTCTTAAATTTTTAATTAAAAATTATATTCTTAAAAAATTTATTAATTAAAGTTTATATT